AATCATCTGGTCCAGAATTTGGTCCAAGATCAAGTGGTGGTACAGGTATCGTAATCGTCAAAACATAATCAAATTAAAAAAGGGCGTCTTTATGGCGCCCTTTTTGTATCATATAAATACTTTAGTATTAACTATTAAGGAGTGATAACAATGACAAGTGAAGACAAAGTAGAAAAGGTTTTTAATCAGGACCTATTAAATAACGAAGATTTATTAAGAGTAGTAAAAGAAATAATTTCAGATTTAGAAAAAAGATCCGACATACCCGCAGGTATGATTGCACAAGAAATCAAAGCAAAATATAAGATAACAGATATTCCTGTATTGGATATGGAAACTAATATGTGGCATCAATGTACTAAAGATATACCAGGTTTTGAACCTCAAGTACAAGGTTGGAGAATTGCATCAAAATCAGAAAGTCAAGTAAAAGTTCCTTTGGGAGCTTATACAGTAGATTATGAACAAGGCGAAGCTATAATTAAAAGTATTATTGAAAATTATAATAAGTTTATTACAAACAAAAAATAGTTTTTAAAACTATAATTGATACTATATTATTTATGCAGAATTTCAATTCTTACTATTTCTTTAAGTCAGCTTTAACACCAGAACAATGTAAAAAAATTATTGATTATGGTGAATCATTATTAGAAAAAACTAAAACTGAAGGTAAAAGTACAGCAGCTGTCACCTTTGGTAAAAATCACAAACAAGCTTTTGAAGCAAAGGGTACCCTTGTAAAACCATTAGGAGATAAAACACACGAAGATATATCTAAAGAGTTAAAAGTTTTTGATGGTACAATTGAAGAAAAAACTTATGTGAGAGATAGTGAAACTGCTTGGTTTAATGATCAGTGGGTATATGATTTAATATGGCCATTTCTTACAGAAGCAAATGAAANGGCTGGTTGGAGATATGATTTAGATTTTGGAGAAGACTTNCAGTTTACAAAGTATGGATTNAATCAATTTTATGGTTGGCATTCAGATGGCGGAGGTTGNCATTTTAAAACATATAAAAGATTAATCCCTGGTGTCACTCCAGTTGATAAAAACGGTGATTATGATAGTATCTATACTAAAAACCCCAATCTTGTAGGTAAAGTTAGAAAAATATCTATGACTATTAATCTCAATGCACCAGGAGATTATGAGGGTGGTAATTTAAAATTTGATTATGGTCCTCATGTAGGTGGAAAAAGATTTTACGAATGCGAAGAAATAAGACCACAAGGCTCTATTATATTTTTTCCTTCATATACATATCATCAAGTCACTCCAGTCACAAAAGGAACAAGATATTCTTTGGTATTGTGGATATGTGGAAAACCTTTTAAATAATATGAATAGAGTTGATATAATAGCGGATTTAAAAAAATTAAAAGAAAAAAAATCTTTTATAAGCAAACCAGAGTTTAGAAAGATAGCTATAGATCATATTAAACAAGTAATCGGTCCAGAAAGAATATATAGTGATAGGAGTATATGTTCGTTATTAGCATCTGCTTACTTAATGGTAGATGATACTGAGGTGAAAGAGTTATTATTAGAATCTATATGGATGGCTTTGAGAATGAATACTGCTATACATAGAGAAAAACCTTGGTTTAAAAAAAAAGGAAATAAAATGACAATAGAAGATGAAAAAAGTTCTACAAGTCCAGCAAAATTTTTTAAAGAAAACAGTTGGATAAAAATAGAAAATGCGATAAATCCAGAAGTTGCTAAACTATTATATCACCATATACAACTCAGTGCAGTAAGGTTAACACATTTAGATAATTACTTAGGATTTGGAAACTATAATACAGACTTGTGGGGTTCATTTACTGACAAACAAGCTCCAGGAGATTTTAGTAGATATGGTGATCCTATTTTTGATGCGTTATTAAACATATTAACAAAAAGTATGGAAAACTTTACAGGACTGGAATTAATACCAACATATTCATATCATAGACTTTATACTAGAGGTACAGAGTTGACAAGACATAAAGATAGACCAAGTTGTGAAATATCAACTACTCTTTGTTTAGGATATGATAATTCAAATATAGATGATAAAAAATATCCTAATTGGAGTTGGCCTATGTTTGTAGGACCAAGTACAGGGGAAATGGGTACAGAGGGATTACCTATTAAGTTAAATCCAGGAGATATGATTATATACAAAGGTTGTGAAATAGAACATTGGCGAGAGCCACTTATGAGTAATAATCATGCACAAGTGTTTTTACATTATAATGAAAAAAATGGTAAAAATAATATTTTATATGATGGAAGAACCACATTAGGATTACCTAAAGATGAAACAACATTAAAATCACAAGGAAAAGAGAGTACACCTAATAAAAATCAAATAGTATATTAATGAATAAAATTAATTTTGAAAATCTTAAAGATATACCTCAATCTTGGACTATTAAAACCATTAAAGACAATCCAATGTTTCCTTTTGTATTAGTAGATAATTGGTATACTCCAGAAGAAGAAAAAGGTATATGGAGTGAGTTAGATTATTATTCAAGTAATCCAATAGAAAGAGCAGAAGGTGGAGTTGTTGCTAAAGATGATACTGGAAATTCAAAAGGAAAACATCATAGGTTTTATTTAGATAAAATTTATTCTGAAAATGGCAGAGAACAATCTAACATTTTAAACTGTACCTATAAACAAAAAACATTAGAATTACATCATAAAATAAATGAGTGTGGTCATTATGCTAGATCATTTTTTTCATCAACAGGCATAACCTCTTTTGTTTCTTATTATGAAAACAATGACTATTATAATTCTCATTTTGACTCTTATCATTGGACTAATCTAATATGGTTTTTTAGAGAGCCTAAAAAATTTGAAGGTGGAGATTTAGAGTTTCCCGAATCAAATACAAAAATCACTTTAAAACATAATAGAGCAGTTTTATTTCCATCTATGTTTTTACACAAATCTAATCAATTAAAATTTAATCAACCATCTGATATGAAAAATGGTAAATACACAATTACACATTTTTACTTTGCCAATCCAGAAATAAGATGAATACTATAATGGATTATAAAAAATTTGAGTTGTTTCCTGTACCTGTTTATCAATCAAAAATAGAAGTATCAGATGAATATATTAATTGGTGTAAAAATGTAGAATATGAAAGAATGAAAACAGGTAATGGTTGGATTTCTAAAAATAGAAAAATATTAGATACAACTGAAATTAAAAGTGACATAATAGATCATATAAACATTTATGTTAGAGATTGGTTAAGGGTACATTGGAATATTGAATTTTACTTAACTTCATCTTGGCTAGTAAAACATGAACAAGGTGATTGGGCGCAAATGCATCATCATGCTAATAGTTTAGTTAGTGGAGTATATTATCTACAAACACCTGAAAAATCTGGAAATATAAAATTTCATAAGTTTTTTAATAAAAATCTATTTGATGAATCTTTAAGGTTTGATTATATTGATGATAATTTTGTGAATGCTGAAAGTGTATCTTTTGAAGTAAACAAAGGTGATGTATTATTATTTCCTTCTACTTTATCTCACTCAGTAGATGAAAATTTTAGTAATGATACTAGATATTCGTTAGCGTTTAATGCTTTTGTAAAAGGGCAATTTGGAAAAGACGAATACAAGTTAACCCTTTAATATGAATAATTTTGTTCTAACTAAAGATAATATTTTTTCTGAAATAGAGTGTAAAGATATAATAGATTTTTGTAAAAACAAAACAATAGAGGGTGATTTTAATTACTTGAATTACAAATGTTATGATTTCCCTAATTCACATTTTCTATTTGATAGAATAAAGACACTAATACAAGAATATAAAACCAAATACCCTGAAATTGATAAAACTGCTTCAATATGGGATTTAACTAGTTTAAGATTTAAACATTTTGAACCAGGTAAGGGATACACGGATTGGCATTCAGAACATTGTCTATCTAAACCCGATAGAGTATTAAATGTTCAAATATATCTCTCAAACCATAATTGTGGTACTGAGTTTTTTAATAACGAAGTAATACAATCTAAAGCGGGTAGAGTGACATTTTTTCCATCTTATTATACCCATACTCATAAAGGCCAAATATGTCCCGATAATAAAGATAGATATATAATAACAGGTTATGTCACTTTTATTAAAAAAGGACCAGACGAAGACTAAATATACTAATAAATATAACATATGGCAAAAACAACGAATCTAACAATTGATCAGGGCGCAAGCTTCTCAAAAGAAGTGACGGTAGAAAACAGTGATGGAACTGCTTTTGACTTGACTGGCTATTCTGCTGAGGCAAAGATGGCTTCAGGTTATGCGTCAACAAGAACAAGAATAAATTTAACAACAACAATTAATGCTGATCCGACAACCGGTAAGATTACTTTGACTTTGAATGCAGATCAAACTTCTTCATTAGACGCACCTGCTAGATATGTTTATGATGTTGAAATATTAAAAACTTCTGATAGTACAATTACTAGAGTTTATGAGGGAGTTATCACAGTAAGTCCGTCCGTGACTAAATAGCTATATAATAATAACGAGAGAGAACAATTAATGTCAAAAGATTTAGAAAAGTTTTTTAAGCAACTAGCAGACGACAAAGATGCTTTAAAAGCTGTAAAATCTGAAGAAAAAGATAATGAGATATTAGAGTTAATTGAAGAAAAAAATAGATTACAAGAAGAAGTAAAACTTCAACAAGATAATCAATTACAAGAATTAGAGAAAGAAAAACAGTCATTAGAAGTAGCAATACTATCAGAACAACAAAAACAAGAAAAACTTAAAGCACTATTTAATCTACCTAAGTTTGATAATGTTGTTAAAGATAAAACTAAAACTACTATTGATGAAGACAAATTATTAGACACACTAAAAGACTTAACAAGTGCTGTTAACACATATCAAAAAGAAGAAATTAATAAAACTAATATTACTGAGAACGACTTTAGTAAATTTATTGAAACAAAATCTACAACAGGTCTAGTATCTGAAGATTTAATAAACAATGTTAGACAAGTTATCAATAACAAAACAACACCTATAAGAAGTTTACAACAAGATAGAATTGTTGATGGTGGTAGTATAGATATTTCAAACAAAGATGATATTATAAAACGATTAACTGACCATGCACAATCAATTAAAGAAGATATTGAATCAGGCGATACTAGTTTAGAAAAACTAACATCAGAATTTAGTAGATTTAAACAATTAACAACTTTACAATTACAATCTATAGGTGGTGGTGGTAGTACAAAAATATCTAACATGGACGATGTGGATATTTCAGCTCAAGCAGATGGTTATGCTTTAAAATACAATGCGTCAACAAAACAATATGACTTTGGTGAAGTTGCTAGTGACCTATCAGCAGTAGATCAAAATATTATACCAGACGCTGATGGTACTAGAGATTTAGGTTCAACTGTAAAAGCATTTAATAATGCATATTTTAAAAATGTTTATATAGAAGGAAGTACATTAGAAGTAGATACTGATACTACATTAAAAGGTGACACAGTTATTGGTGTTAATACTGGAGATTCAACAGAAGATACAATTCAAGTCACAGCAAGATTTATTTCAAATTTAGAGCCACTAACAACATTAGCTTATGATTTAGGGTCGCCAAACAGAAGATGGCGTGATATTTACTTGTCAGGTAATACGATTGACTTGGCTGGAGCAACAATTAGTGGTGATGGAACAGGACAGATATTGATTTCTTCAAGTGGAGTGTCTTTACCTGCTGGTTCAACAGTAGGTACTCATACTATAGCAGAATCAAACGCTGTGGGTATAGCCACAAAAGAGGTAAACCTATTCACAAAAGCGGGAGGTTTAGTGACTGCGGCCGTCACATTTACAATGGCAGCAGGGTCTTCAAATGCATCAGTATTTACTAATTTTACAAAGGCAAACGGAGCGCAACAATCAAAATTTGAATTGTTTAGTTTCTAATAAAAAATACATATAAATAGTTTAATAGGAGAATAAAATGAGTTCAAAAGTACCAGTAAGAACCGTATTTGATGACGGTGGTAATGCCACTGGTCTAGCAGAATACCAAGCAGGCGAATTTATACCTTTAACACACGGAGGTATAGGTGCTTCTTTGTCTATCGGTTCAGCAGGACAAGTATTAAAAGTAAATTCAGGTGCAAGTGCACTAGAATTTGGCGCAGTTGAAGCAATCGTTAATATTGATGGAGCGACAGATTTAACAGGTAGAACACTTGTGGACACTGATCTATTTCTAGTTTCAGATGGTGGAACTGAGGGTAGAGCAACATTAGCTCAAATTAGTGCATCTATAAAAGCTACAGCTGAAACATTAACTAATAAATCTATAAGTGGTGGTACGAATACTTTATCAGCAATACCTACAAGTGCTATAACTTTTTCTAGTTCTACTATTACAGGAATAACAAGTTTAGATAGTACAGCTCTTTCGGTAGGTGGTACAGCAGTGGCAACTCAGCCTTTTGCTATAGCGCAAGCAATAGCTCTAGGATAATACTTCAATACCTTTTTAGTAGTATAAATAGTAGTAATTAGGAGATTACCATGGCTGAGCCAGCAACAAGAGAAAATTTAAAACAATACGCTTTACGAGCTTTAGGCAAGCCTGTCATAGAGATTAATGCTGATGACGACCAATTAGAAGATAGAATTGATGAAGCATTACAATTTTATCAACAATATCATTATGATGGTATTAGAAGAACATATCTAAAGTATCAATACACACAAGCAGATTACGATAGAATAAACGCCAATACTAGTGAATCCGTCACAAAAAATTCAATCACTACAACATGGCAAGAAGGTAATGGATTTATAGTAGTTCCCGAAAGTATTATTTCCGTTATTAATATTTTCCCATTTTCAAGTAAAGGTACTTTGAATTTATTTGATGTAAGATATCAATTAAGATTAAATGATCTATATGACTTTTCATCAACTTCCATAGTTAACTATGATGTTGTTATGAGGCATTTAGATTTTTTAGATCATATACTTGTAGGTGAAAAACCTTTAAGATATAATCAAAATGATAATAGACTATACATTGATATGGATTGGAAAAATGATTTACAGATTGGTGAGTTTCTAGTTATAGAGTGTTATAGAAAATTAGATCCATCAGTCTATACAGATGTTTTTAACGATATGATGTTAAAGAGATATGTCACAGCGTTATTCAAAAAACAATGGGGCGCAAACTTATCAAAGTTTAATGGTGTTGCTATGTTAGGTGGTACAACACTAAATGGTCAACAAATATTTTCAGAAGCATTAACCGACATTGAAAGACTTGAAAAAGAAATTAGAGATTCGTTTGAAATGTCACAACCGTTAATGATAGGTTAAATGATATGGCAGTTAATCACTACTTCCAGGGTGGTAAAGGTATCGGCAATCAATCTGAAAAAAGATTATACGAAGATTTAATCATTGAAGGATTAAAAATCTTTGGACAAGATTGTTATTATCTTCCAAGAACATTAGTTAATAGAGATTTAATTTTAGGAGAGGATTCTCTTTCTAAATTTGATGACTCATATCTATTAGAAATGTATATGGAAACAACTGAAGGTTTTGCTGGTGAACAAGAGATAATAAGTAAGTTTGGTTTAGACATTAGAGAAGACACTACATTTATGCTCTCTAAACGAAGATGGCAAAACACAGTTGATAATACAGCAACTATTATTCAAGGAAGACCGAACGAAGGTGATATAATTTATATGCCTTTGATGAATAGTTTTTTTGAGATACAATTTGTACAAGACCAAGAGCCATTCTTTCAATTAGGTCAACTACCAGTTTACAAATTAAAATGTACTCGTTGGGAATATAGTTCAGAAAGACTAGACACTGGTGTTTCAGATATAGATAGTGCCGAATCCAAATATTCATTAGATCAATTACAATATCAAGTATCGTTAGAAACAGCTACTACTGCAGGTGATACAGATGCCGGCTCAGGAGCTTTAAGACTAGAAGTAGATGGTACCAATGGTTCAGCTAATTATGTTATAAATGAAGAATATAATGTACAAACACAATCACCATATGCTGATAATTTAGATTTAGATAGTGCGGCAGGATTTGATACCGCATCAGCGGCTGATGACATAATAGATTTTACAGAATCAAACCCATTTGGAGATATAGGAATATAATATGTTTGGAACTTGGTTTTACAACGAAAGTATGAGAAAGATGACCGTTGCATTTGGTCAACTTTTTAATAAGATAGAAATTAAACGAACAGATGCATCTGGTAATGTAGTTCAGGCTATAAAAGTTCCTTTAGCATATGCTCCAAAAGAAAAATTTTTAGTAAGATTGGATCAACAACCTGATTTAGAAAGTAGAGAATTTGCTATTACTTTACCTCGTATGAGTTTTGAGATTTCAGCTATAGAATATGATGCTAGTAGAAAGTTAACTAGAGTACAAAAGTTTAGACGAGTAAAGACAGGAACTGACGGAAAACAAATGGAATATAACTATACTCCTGTTCCTTATAATATGAGTTATAATTTAAATATATTTACAGCAACTGCTGAATCAGGATTACAAATTGTTGAACAAATATTACCATTTTTTCAACCTGATTATACTGTCACTATAAATGCAATTCCTGGATTAGATATTAAGAGAGATGTTCCTATTATTTTAAATAGTGTTAATTATGATGATAGCTATAGTGGAGATTTTACAACAAGAAGAGCTGTTATATACACTCTACAATTTACAGCAAAAACATATCTATTTGGTCCAGCATCAACTCAAAAAGTTATTAAAACTGTACAATCAGATATTTACACAGACACAGATATAACTAATAAGGCAATAGAACAGAGAATAGTTATTACTCCTAATCCAACAAGCGCTGACGCTGATGATGATTTTGGATTTACTACAACAATTACTGACTTTGATAATGGTGGTTCTAGTTAACAACTAAATAGTTTTTTATATTATGGAAAATTTTATATATACATTTCAAATACAAGATACTTCTGTCTGTGATGATTTAATAGAGTATCATAAAAAAAATACAGAATTTAAAGATTTTGGATATTCCGGTGCAGGTCCACATGGAGCTAAAATAGATAATTCTGTAAAAGAATCAGTTGATGTTTTTGTTCAACCTTATTCAAAACACCCCACTATAAAAAAATACTTTGAAGAAGAAATAAAAAAAGGTGTACTAGATTATAAACAAAAATATGAGTTTTGCGATATGCCTTTTCAAATAAAAGAACCTATGAATATTCAATACTACCCTCCTGGAGGTGGTTTTAAACAGTGGCATTATGAAAGAAACTCTTATGTACATGATGAATTAAGTAGAGTTTTAGTTTATATGACATATCTAAATGATGTTGATAATGCTGGAACTGAATGGTTATATCAAAATTTTAAAACTGAAGCAAAAAAAGGTTTAAGTGTAATATGGCCAGCAGAGTGGACACATACTCACAAAGGTATTGTATCAGAATTACAAGAAAAATATATTGCTACGGGTTGGTTAAACATGACGCTTAGAATGGAAACAAGGTAATGAAAGAAAATATAAAATTATTTGCTAAAGTAGATTTTGAAGGAAGTAGATATACTGTATCCTGTAATGTAGGGTATCATAAATAATAATATGACAAAATTAGAAGATAAAGTAAATGAAATTTTAGGCATTGATTCAAAACCAGAAGCTGAAAAACACATTGTTAAACAAGAAATTAAACCACCTGTTCCTCGTATGGAAGATGTTAAAAAACCAGATGTGGATAATGACTACAAGTATAGTAGAGAGAATTATTATAATCTTATTGAAAGAGGACAAGAAGCAATTGAAGGAATACTAGATGTTGCTAGAGAAGGACAACACCCTAGAGCCTATGAAGTCGCCGGCGCTTTAATTAAGAATGTTGCTGATACAGTTGATAAACTACAAGACTTACAAAAGAAACTAAAAGATTTAAAAGAATTACCAAAGACAGCAAATGCTCAAATCAAAAACGCTTTGTTTATTGGTTCAACAGCTGATTTACAAAAGATGTTAACTAAAAAAGATGAAAATACTGAAAGCAAAAACATCACACCACAAAAAGACGACACTAAAGATAAGTGATTTAACTTACATAAAGTATTATGAAGAATATAATGTTAAATTAAATCAAGGTGTTGATGTAATTAAAGATATTATGAAATATCCAATAGAAGTTTTTAAACATCAAGTAAGTAAGACGCAACGATATGGTGCTGGTGGCACTCTATACAAAGAAAAACTATATAGTGTAGTAAAAGGAAATCAAAGAGTGACACAAGCTGTAAAACTTGGTTATACTCACATAGAGGCAATTATTAATGACTGATGCTTATTTGGGTAATCCCAATCTTAAAAAAATTAACACAGCTGAAGAATTTACAAAAGATCAAATTATAGAATATCAGAAGTGTGCTGGAGATCCAATTTACTTTATGGAAAACTATGTTCGTATTGTATCACTTGATGAAGGTCTTGTCCCTTTTAAGATGTATGACTTTCAAAAAAAGATTGTGCAGACTATACACGATAACAGATTTACAATTTGTAAATTACCTAGACAGTCAGGTAAATCAACTACAACTGTTTCTTATCTTTTACATTACGCTTTATTTAATCCTAATTCTAATATCGCTTTACTTGCTAACAAATCATCTACTGCGAGAGATATATTAGGAAGACTACAACTTGCTTATGAAAACTTACCTAAGTGGATGCAACAAGGTGTAATCAATTGGAACAAAGGTAATATTGAATTAGAAAACAAATCAACCATAGT